GGTTTGACCGAAATAGCTGACCCCTTCATTAAAGAGGTCCATAAGTTTTAATTTCTTTGGTAAAGCCATGTGCTATTTCCTTATGCCGCAATACGAGAAGCAAAGTCCGCCAAGTAACTATCAGTGATGTGCTGACGTAGGCTGAGGTCTTCTAAAGGTGGAACTGGTGTGTAGTCGTAAGAAATACGAAGCTTCCCGGCTTTTAAAACATCGACTGGGTTAAGTGCCGGGTCGAACCAAGCTTCACCACCAATGAGATAGCCGTTCGTAGTCCAATCACGAAGTTTTCCATTGATACCTTCAATGATGTCCCGCGCCAGAGATGGATGAAGTGGCTTATCAACCGCCCACATGTGAGCTTCGCCCATTGTGTCCATGATGACCTGAGCAGTACGGGTGTAATTTTCAAATGCGAAAAGAGGATCTTCAGAACAAGTGCGAGAACCCCAGAAGCGGAAGCCGTCACGTTGAATCAATGTAGTTACATCGTTTTCATTGAGGAAGTTGGCATCTGTAGCTGAAGACTGTAAATCCCAGAACACATCCTTACTGATGCCTGTGACACCGTTTACTGGAACGTTTGAAAGTGTTTTATGCCAGCCTGTCTCTTGGTCAATCTTGGCACGTAGACCTAGCGCTCGAGCTGTAGCATCTAGTGTAGTCGTTGAACTTGTTGCTGTGTCCCACCCTAAAAACTCGGGCCAAATGACCATCGTTTCACGTGCACCGAAAGTTGCACGGTAAGCAATAACTTCCTCTTTAGTATTGCAACCAAAAGCAGAGACATAGCTGAAGCCACGAAGTTGCTGAGCAATTGAAGTTAAAGCAGTACTTACAGCCGCATTATCTAAACCCGGGACACCTAAAATTCGAGGTTTAATCCCGAATTTCGCGCCTGAAGTAAGTAACGCTTTTAAGCCAGAGTATTTACCGTCGGCTGAACCACCGATGATTGAACTGGTTTGAGTCGCTTCGTCTTTTTCTTCTTTAACCCGAACAACGATTACAACCGCGTTGGTTTGGTCAAGAATTGCTTGTAATGAACGAGCAAGCGTACCTTTGGTACCCGCTTTGGCAATGGCTGCAAGAATGTCGGTAATTAGAACCGCTGTATTAAGTGGGAATGTTTGTTCGTCTGCATCTGATGCAGTACACACCATACCGATAACAGCAGTCGAAATGGTGCGAATGGGTCGGATTCCGTTATTAATTTCGAAAACCCGGACCCCGTGGTGATATTGATCTGCCATAAAATAAACCTGTGGTCTGATTGGTTTTTTGTCAGCTCACAGGTTTTCAAATTGCACGTTTGATTTCATTCAGCGGCAGTTGTAAACGGCAGTATTACAACTTGAACGTAGCCCTTTATTGACTCATCGCATAGCGCCACATTTCATCGATTTCATCATTAGAAATATCTAAAAGAGTAAGCATATATTTGACCGAATCATTTGCACGTTCAAACTTTTCAGATTCGTTATATTCAATCTGAACTCGTGTTTTTAGCGCTGGATCCTCAATATCTGCAATTGCTTGCTCAACCTTTTCTAACAACTGGTACTGAAGTAACGCAAGCTTAAATTGACGTCTTGTAAGGGGTTTAAACTCAGCAAGACGCAGCTGCTCTTTTTCTTCATCTGAAAGATACTTTTGAGGGTTAATGTGACGATCTACTTCTTCAGCAGTCATTTCAATTAAATCGTCTTCAAAGGAAAAGACTTCACCAGTGGTATGATTTCTAAAATATTTCATCGTAATTCACTCCAAACGTTCGGATTAACTGTGCCTGTTGGCATATTGAGTCTGTAGGTGCTGCCGGGCTGTACAATAAATGAATAAAATCCCGATCCATAATTCGTTGAATAGTCATAAACATGTTTAAAAATTGACTGGCCATCAACTAGGCATTCAACCGTTGCAGTGCCACCACCCGTATCAGGAAAACAGATAATCACACCAATTGGACGCCCGGTTGAATTTAGGTATGTTGTTTCTACGGCACGGCTAGAAAGGACATTTTGATAAGTTTGACCAATACCAATAGCGTTGTTTGCTGTTGTCGATATTGTGATGTTTCCAGATCCATCAAAAAGGGCCGAACCTGAAACAGCACCAGCTAAAGAAATCTGACGTGCTGTTACTAGCTTTTCTGCTGCACCGTCAGTTCGCCCAGTACCACCGCAAGCTTTTGATAATGGTTGAGAACCATTTGCAGACCACACACCCCATGAATCGCCATTTAAATAGAAGTATCGAGTTGAACCTTCAAGCTGTAGCCTTGCTTCACCTAAACTCCCACCAGCAACAAATACACCTTTTGTAGCGATGTCACCTGTATTATTTA